AACTTCCCATTTCACATTGAAGGCAAGCGTTGCCAAGCATTAAAGCCTGAGGATTGGATGGCGCAGGCCAAGCGTGACTGCCCAGAGGGAAAGATCCCAGCAGTATTCTTCCGCAGGAATGGTCGCAAAGAATGGCTTGTTATCTTAACCGCCGACAGCGTGTGCGAATTAGCTAGACAGATCGCGCCTTCTGATGTGAAGATTGAATATATGCCAACGATTGCCAAAGGATTTTACATCAACACGCCAGATGATTTAGAACGACTTCAACCCACAACAATAAACCCAAATAAATAAGGAGACACTAAAAATGGCACTAACAATCAGTGAATCGGCAAAGATGGAGCGCAAGCTCCCAGAGGCAGGAGCAACAATTGGTATTCTATATTCCCTAGTCGATCTGGGAACGCAGAAGACTAACTGGGATAACGAAGAGAAGTGGACCCCCAAGGTTCGCTTAACCTTTGAACTACCCGAACAGCTAGATGAGTTCGAGGTAGAGGAGAATGGCAAGCGTACCAAGGTCAGCAAGCCTATGGTGGTTTCCATTGAGCAGACCCGAAGCTTGGGCGAGAAAGCCAGCCTACGGAAACTCTTGGAACAGTGGCGCGGTCAGACGTTCACATCAGCAGAACTGAAGGCTTTTAGCCTAAAGAATCTGTTGGGCAAAACCGCCATGCTTACCCTCATCCACAAAACCTCTCAAGCTGGTCGCGCTTACTGCGCGATTGCTGGTGCGTCTAAACTGCCTAAGAGCATGAAGGCTTCGACCACATCTGTTAACGATCAAGTATATTACGAGATTGAGCAAGGTGAAGGCGGTCAGTTCGCAGATATGCCAGAGTGGTTGCAGGACAAGATCCGTGCAAGCAAGGAGTTTGCTGGCGCAGCGGTCACAACCAAGGTTGGCGGTGAAGACGGAGACGGCAACCAGGTTCCGTTCTAAGTTGTATGGCTCTTACTATTACAAGTAAGTGGGATAGCTCCTCGGCTGATACCAGATTGGTCGCTGTTGAAAGCAGCGGCCACTGGTACGATGCCGAGGGGCGATCTGCCCATGTTGTTCTTGGAAAGAATGGCAAGGAAAGAAACACAACTGTTGCTGACGCTAGAAAGATGGGATTGCTTCCATCGGTCACTAGTGTCCAGTCAATTTTGGAGAAGCCCCAACTAACGGCATGGAAAATTTCCACTGCCGTAGAGTCTGCGCTTACTCTACCAAAGGAGGAAAATGAAACACTTGAAGAATACGCAAGAAGGATTGTTGAGGACAGCAAAGCGCAAACCAAGAAAGCCGCAGAGCATGGTACATCGCTCCATACCGAAATGGAAAACATCCTTCTGGGACGAGCTTGCTCCACAGATGAAGTCCTTAAACCTTACATCGAAACCTTTAAGAAGTGGGCTGATGAAAACGTTGAGAAAACCTACTGGTGCGAAAAAGCCCTTGTTGGCGCGGGGTATGCGGGGAGATGCGATGCCTACGTCAAACTACGCGGTATTGGTGACGCTATCATTGACCTGAAGAATCGTAAGATCAACAAGAAGTACAACACCCCACCATTCTACCCAACAGACGGACAGCAACTTTGGGCTTATAGAAATGCGAGCGAAAATCCTAAATGCGCCTGCGTATCAGTTGTTCTTGGATCTAATGATTCAGAATACATTAAGCATCATCAATGGGACGAAGATGAGCTTTACCAATCGGGCATTGCCTTTTGTGCTATGCAAAAGGTTTGGTCTTGGGTAAAGAATTATACGCCCCCAGGCATGAAGCTGTGAAGAGTCCCTTCGACCCGCAGGACCTAGAGTGGTTGATGGGGTTATTGGATAAGTTCTACAAGAGCCTAAGCCAATGACCCCGCCAACCATAGCCGAGATGGGTGACGAAGCGGCAGCCGTAGTGTGGCGCATTATGGGCAAGGGGTCGGACAAGTCTGCTTATGGAGATTGGTTGCTGAAGGATAGGCCAACCCACGATTACCATATTGCCAGAGCTATGCGCCACCTAGCCACAGCCCAGATGCAACTGCATAAGTCCACACCTTGCCCAGATAATAACGGCGAAACTGCCAGCGATCATTTAGAGCGTGCGCTGGTTCGGTGTTTGTTTACGCTCGCACAAATAAAGAAAGAGGTGACAAGATTATGAAAGAGACGGAGGTAGATTTTAGCTGGAATGGAGAAGAGTACTCTGCATATGGAACGCCATATATTGAGACTACTGAAGAGGACATTGGACCTTGTAGGTGGGGTGAGCATTTCATGTCAGAGACTGTTAATTCGGTTGAAATGTCTGACATTGAAATCTTGAAAGACGGACAGCTTGTAGTTGATCCTCCCAAGGATTTGCTTGATAAAGCAGATAGCCTTCTCTGCTTGAAGGCAGGGGATGATTGGGAGCGTTCTAATTGAAACTTGCCCTGTCATGGATCTGCTACCACATAGGAAACATAATCAGCTTAACCTTGATGCGGTGGGGGTTGGGTTATCCAACCTACAATCGCCTTATGATCTGGTCTTCAGACCTAGATGAAAACGGAGTCTTATGGAAGGACGTAAAATGAAAAAAGCATTAGTCACGCAAGCATTCGGAGATGAGTGGAAGAAGATCCTAGAACTAACCAAGCCGCGCATGGAGGCTTACTGCCAGCGTCACCAGATAGATTTCATCGCACTGGAGAAGCCACTCACCGATCCTGTCCAGTACAGCAAGTCAGCCATAGGAAACATCATGGCTACAAAAGGCTACGACCAAGTAACCTTTGTGGACTGTGATGTTCTTATTACTAAAGATTGTCCAGACATAGGCGAGGACGCTGGCGTGTTCTGTGCCTTCGATGAGGGAGCGTTCTTAGACCGCAAGTTGGCGATGGGTAAGCTTGCTGGTGCTTTCGGCGCAATCATAGACCCTCGCTTCTACGTCAACACAGGCGTGTTTGTTATCTCCTCCAAGGTGGTAGGCGCACTATCCATGCCACCACTAGGACTACTGCCTAACCACTTTGCCGAGCAGACCTGGATGAACATTATGGTTCACATCTGGAACATCCCGCTAACCGAGCTTGATCCTGTTTACAACTGCATGACAAGCGTGGAAGAACACTTTGGCCTAGACCGATACTTCGATGCTATGTGTATTCATTACGCTGGGCAGAGTGCTGACTTAGCCAAGCTAGCAGAGCTAATTAAGGCCGATGAAGCAGAGCTAGTTGCTGTAGGCCGATGAACTTTGTACGAGTAGTAGCCGAGTGTGGCAAGTGGCGTTTGCACACTATGAACGGCGAGGCTCTAGGACCGCGCTTAATCGGAGCGCACATAGAAGGCGTGGCTCCCTTCATGGACATCTTTGACACCAAGGATGAAGCCCAGGACGCAGCCCAATGTTGGAACATCCTTGCCACTACTTGCAAGCCTAAGAAAAGCTATAAGTGATCAAAGGCTCGCTAGTCAAAGGTGGATACGATGAAAAGCTACAGCAGTTGGCAGGCGAGGTTGCCTTGCGTGCAATCATGGATCTTCGCACGCTTCGTAGGCGCGGGGTGGTTAAGTGTATGAAGATTATCGCTAGGCCAGAGCTAGCCAACCTGCGCGATATGCCAGAATACAAAAACTCGCACAACGTACAAAAGCTACTAGAAGATTTCCGAAACGGCACAGTTGGCTGGTGGTGCAGGGCGGCTGGCATTCGGATCTGTAACCGAACATTACTGCGCCGAATGAGGGAGGACGATTATGTTCTTTGCTGATATAGCTGGCATAGCGTGGGTAATTAGCTGGATGATTCTTTACGCCTGTGTAATTTTATCTGGTATATATTTCGCGCTTTACATAATCCTGTGGATAATAGATCGTATAAAAAAGGAACTAGAATGAGAAGAAAGAAACAAATCGAAATACTAGACATTCGTGAAGTAAAGTCGGCGGTGATCGACATTAAGGTGGATGACAAGACGTTTAACGCTCTGGCTGAGGCTGGCAGGATTCATCTTCAGAAGGATAAGAAGGCGTGCTTCGAGTACGCACTGAACAAGGCGTTGCTAGAGCTAGCCGAGATGACTAAGTGAGTGAAGCCTTCAAGCAGAAGGTTCTTTCCGCCAGCGTGGATCGCTACGTCCTCACGCCTACGCAATGCACCATGCTGCGCCAGGATGCCGAGGTCATGGGTATGAAGCGTGCAACTGTGATGAACAAGGACGGCACTACTAGGCGATCATTTGCAAGAAGCTGCTCATCGTGCTGGATACCATTCGCCACACATTACGAGTGGATATACAAGGTGATGCGAGAGATTACAGACAGCATCAATGCCGATGTATGGCGTTTCGACATCCAAGGCATCCAGCAGTTGCAGATCCTAAAGTACAATCCACTCCAGCAGTTCTGGTGGCACTACGATACATTCACCTCTGAGGCTCCAGTACGGAAGCTGACGGCAGTGGTCAACCTATCTGACCCTAGCGAGTACCTGGGCGGTGGGTTGCAAGTTAAGGCTGACCTAATCAACGGAAAGTTTATCCGCGAACAGGGTGCGGGTACTTGGTTCCCCTCCTACATCGAGCATCGCGCTCGCGCACCTATCTGGGGTACACGCTGGGTTCTGGTGGCTTGGTTTACAGGACCAGCTTGGAAATGACGCACGTTAATAATCTGCCCCGCCACCTTTATGTGTCGGTGGATAAGTCAATTATGAGTCAAGGTCAAGTTCAAGGCTTTGAAGATGCGGTTTGGTTTGGCCTGCAATC